TAATTTGAATACAGCAACCGCTACCAGTGGTATTAAATAATTGTTGGGTAGTAGCACCAAGCATGGTTTGAACATATGGCTTGGCATAGCAAGGAATATTGGTATTTTGTACAGTAGTTTGTGTAGGAGCGGCAGGAGCCGGTGCGGGAGCAGAACCGCCACCACAAAATGGGGTGCGTTTGCCATCATACCAGCCATGATGTTTGTTAAAGAATCTTAAAATACTCATATTTTGCTTTCTACAATCTTGTACTTTGTATAAAAATCAGCCCGATTAAGCAACCTTTCCATAGATGGTCTTACCGCAGCTTGCACTTTTGTTGCGCCATATTGTTTAACAATATTTTTAAGCTGATTCAAACTATCTTTACTAATAATGCCTTTACCGCCTGTTGTTGTTACAAAAGCAATTCTATCGTTGGGATAATTAACAAACGATAATGTCATTGCTCCATGTATTACATTNTTTTCATCTACTGCAACTACCAATAACCATTGACCATTNGCTAAATAAACTTTAATTTGNTCTATGCTGTAATCTTGTCCGCCACCACCTTGATGCGANTTNGCAATAAATTTTTCAATTAAATGCCAAGTTTGAGCAACAAATTGTTGCCCTACGGTTTTAATTATCATGCTGGTACGAACTTTTCACCTTTAATTTGTTTGGNTTGGGATTTGCGCCCTGTTCTTGCAGTGCGCACTTTATCCATCATTTTGTATAAATGTTTTGCTCCTGCATCGGTAGAACCATTGCCAAGACCAGAAACCACATCAGCAGGAACAACAAACTCACCATCAGCAAGACGTGCTTCCTGCTTATCACCAATGGTTGCAGGAATGTCATCAGACATACCATCTCCCGGTCCTTTTAATAAACGACCACCATCAGAATAGCTACCTAAATCATATGTTTTTCCACCATGTGCATATCCACCAGACGCTAAAGACATTAATCCACCTTCAGCCGCAGCCATGCCAGAGTAATTAGCTTGATAAACTGGATTAGGAGGAACTACTACATCTGGATGATAGTTATTTGGATCGTATTTAAATTTAGATAACGGACCACCAGTGTCAATAGCATTGGGAGGAGTATATGCTCCAACAGGTTTTTGACTTAATGCACCTAATGTATTAATACCAGCAGATGTATATAACTGAGCATTAGTAGGACCGGCTGCTTGACCAAACATATTGGTTGTTGGATTTACTGTTGGGGCAGATGGCGCATAAGGGGTTTGTGGCAATCCAATATTACTTTGTATTCCAGCAGTTTGGTCTACCAAATTAGCTCCCTGCATTCCAATACCGCCCGCAGTAGATCCTATAGAAGCAACTTGATTCATTGCTTGTGCGGCTTGAGCGCCAGTCATTCCATAATTGTCCATTAATGATTGAGCAATCTGATCAGTAGTTGCTCCAGCCTGTGTCATTGCTTGGATGCTTTGACCAATTTGACCTGATACATCAGTTGCACCGCTGACGGCAGGAGTTGCTACATCAGGCATATAACCTGTAAAAGCACCGCCAACACCGCCTAAAAGAGCAGCTTTTAAAGGGTTTTGACCAGTAGCGGCAGCGGTTAAACCACTTAATCCAGCGCCCGTAGCGGCTCCTACGGCAGCTCCACTAGCTCCGCCAGCAGCCATCATTTCTGGAGCAATTTCAGCCGCCAATTCGGGAGCAGCGATACCTGCGGCTACCATTAGCCCCATATCTAGTAAATTACTTCCGCCTCCGCCACCGCCACCCATATATATTCCTTTAAAGAATTTTGCTCATTTTACCATGATATATCGTTTAAACAACAGTCCCGCTGGCATTAACCCATTTTGTTCCGTTGTACCAAATTGGTATACCAAGGGTGGTATCAAAATACTGTTGACCAATTAGTTGTCCTACTGCTGGTCTTTGTGNGGTTGTTCCATAGCGAACGGTCGCTGTAACCCTAGAAAAATTNTCAATTTGCACAAAATATAAACGTAAAGCATTAAGAATTTGATTNAAAAAAGATTGATCGTATTGCTGACCAGCAACAGGCAAGTTTGGTGCTTTTGTGGGGACAATTGCTGGTTCTATCATCTTCTGCCGTCCTGTTTAACGTCAAAACGAGTAGTACCTAATTGCCATTGCGTTCCTATCGTATTGGAATAGCATTTAAACGCTAATTGTCTACCACGTAAACGGGTATAAACTTCTCCAGTAAATTGTTGAATAGTGTATTCACTGGGAGTTGGTGTTCCGTAAGTTTGGCTGCTTGTTACAGCGTTTAAATCGGTTGTTCCATATGCTGATCCGCTGTTTAAACGGGGATATAAAGCCATAGTGACTTGTGGGTTTGGAACGTTAGAACCGTTAAAATTTACATCTGGTAATAAGCGCCATACAAAGCCAAAATGCTGACCGCTGTTGTTTTGGTCTGATGCCATAATACCAAAATCAGAGGACTGGATATATGCGTAAATAGGTTGTGTATTAGATGTTGCATTATCGTCTACTCCGCTTTCATGATANAAAAGACGATTGTTATAGTCAGCCGCAACTGGATTAGATTGAATATTGTCCTGTAACCAAGCACTTCTACCATTTAATGCCCAAACAGTTCCAGTTCCAGAGCCAGTAGTAGTTGCAATAAAATAAGTTCCTACATTATTGTTTGCTGCTCCCGCTTGTGTAAAGTTAGTGGTTCCTTGAGTAGCAATAACATATTGCTGACCAACTACAAAATTACCAGCAGTTACTTGCACAGTTTCAAAGGTTCCATACGACCAAGCATTGTCTACATAGTTATAAATAACGTATTTGTCAATTGAATTATTAATACTTTCGTTGCTGACATAGAACCACCAAACTTCATTAAATCCTTCATTAGAACCAGAAAAAATTTGAAATGATTGATTAATATTTAAATCATCAAATACATATTGACGCAAAGCAGATGGAAGAGTATGAACAGTACCATCATATTTGTAAAATTTAGTAGTCCCCATCCAATAGGTAATATTATTAATGGTTACCATACANTTTGGTGACATTGTGGATATGTTATCCATCAATATATTAAATGACCATACATATGGATATCCTACATATTGCATCGAATAAAGAGCGGTATTGGTCCAAATCAAAATCTCTTGACGAGTTGCTCTTGCACCTACAATAAATGAACCGTTGCTTAATGGAAATTCGCCAGATTGATTTGTAACTTGCGGAACCCATTGATAAGCGTTTGCTTGATCTGACCATCTGACAAGCATCGGGTTAAACAAATCATTTGATAAAGAACCGCCATTGTAGGAATTTGCACCAAATGCAATAACAAATTCTTGAATGGACGAAGTGATGACTTGAAGTGTTTGAGTTGGTACATAAGCACCCGAATAAGAAATTGTGTAATTACCAGAACTTGCTGCTGTAGAAGCTATAGAAAGGGGAACAGAAGTGGATCCAATAACATAATTTGATGCTACATAAGCACCAGAAGGTATTCCTGTTCCAGTAATATAAGAATAAGGATAAATTCCAGCGGGAGCAGAAGCAATTGCCGTAGTTGAGCCACTAGCAAAACTTAATGATGTGATAGTACTGGCATTGGAATTAGCCAAAGAAGAAAGCGTTACACCCCTCGTTCCAACACCATTGGCATCGACCCAGTAATAAATATTTCCACCACGTGGTGCAAATACTAAATCTTGTCCAAAATTATCATTACTCCAGAGTCTTAATTGATTTCCTGCTCCAGTTCCAGTGAATGCAGTGCCCCACCCACGAGTACCAGATTGCTCTGTAGCAACCACATTTGAACCGCCACTAGATATAGTTGCTTTTGCTAAATATCCACTAGGCATAGTAATACTATAAGAGCTGGCGCTAATTGGAGTAACGCTAAATGTATTGTTAATCATGGAGGCATATATGCCAGTACCAGTTAAACTACTTGCCCCAGAAAAATAAACAAACTGTCCAGTTAAAGTATATGGAGTGGATGGTTGAGAAACAATTACCACCCC